AAGGCATGAAGTCGAAACTTACCTCAGCGAAAACAGCCAAAGACCCAAACAGCCGGATTAATAAATCTCTACGAGCATGGGGATGCTAAATGGAAAATCACGGCTTAGATACCGCTAAAACCATTATGGACGGTTTGTCCGTAGTTACAGTTATCGGTGCCTTAGCCGAGGTTCTTCCTTCTATTGCAACACTGCTCACCATCATATGGTTTGCTATTCGGATCTGGGAAACCGATACTGTACGCGGCTGGTTTAACAAAGTGCCGCTGGAAGGTGACAAAAATGCCTAGCAGCTCAAAGAAGCAGCACAATTTCATGGAGGCGATTGCCCATTCGCCTTCTTTTGCCAAGAAAGTTGGCGTCCCTCAGTCCGTGGGCAAGGACTTCTCAGCGGCGGATAAGGGTCGCAAATTTGGTAAAGGTGGTGATATGGCTACGAAGAAAATGGCTGCGGGCGGAATGTCTGAAAAAGACATGAAAGAGAATGAAGCGTATAGGAAAAAACGCGAATACTACGGTTATGAAGACTACACACCCTCGGGTCGTGCCGCAATAAGGCACTACAATGACGTGAACAGCGATAACCCTAAAGATTATGTTAAACAAAAATACAGCATCCCTTATGACCCTGTGGCTGCAAAGAAAGCGCAGGCTGTGCAGCGCGAGGTAATGAACGAAGGTCGCCGCGAAACTCGCGGAACTGTACCCGCTGCGGCTCTTAAAAAAGGTGGCGAAGTGAAAGAATCAAAAGCAATGGTTGGCAAAGAAGTGGCCTTCATGAAAAAGAAGGGTGCCCCAGCCAAAATGGTTAAGCATGAAATGGCTGAGATGAAAGGTATGAAGAAGGGTGGGTCCATTGATGGTGTTGCCAAGAAAGGCAAGACCAGCGCTAAAATGGTTAAGATGAACAAAGGCGGCAAAGCCTGTTAAGGAGTTTATTATGGCTACGACCCCTAAAAAACCGGGTGAAGCGGAAATCTACACCGCTGATATGGGTAACCCCCCAATGGATTACGAAGGCCCAACGGCCCCAACCAAGCCAGTGAAAAAGCCAAAGAAGATGGCCGCTGGTGGTTCTGCTTCTTCTCGTGCTGATGGCTGCGCCCAACGTGGTAAGACCCGAGGCACAATGGTCCAGATGGCTTACGGCGGGAAGTGCTGAGATGATAGCTAGCCGTGGGATGGGTGCAATTGACCCATCCAAAATGCCCAAACCGAAGCTTAAAGCGCGTCGGGACGATACTGATTTCACTCAGTTCGCTAAAGGTGGGCATGTAAACGCGGCTGGTAACTACACTAAGCCTAGCCTTCGTAAGCGGATTGTGGCTCAGGTAAAAGCTGCGGCAACTCAAGGTACTGGGGCAGGCCAATGGTCAGCCCGTAAAGCGCAGCTTGTTGCCAAGAAGTACAAAGCTGCTGGCGGCGGGTACAGAGATTGAAGACTCCACAACAGTCTCTTAAAGACTGGGGCGACCAAAAATGGCGCACCAAGAGCGGTAAGCCCTCCAGCAAAACTGGAGAACGGTATCTGCCAGAGGCTGCAATTAAGAGCCTTAGCCCGTCTGAGTATGCTGCAACGACTAAAGCAAAGAGGGAAGGCAAGAAAGCTGGCAAACAGTTTGTAGCCCAACCAAAAACAATCGCAAAGAAAACGGCAAAATTTAGATGACTACTTCTGGGGTCGCCGCATTTAATCTTGACCTTAACGAACTAGTTGAGGAAGCATTTGAGCGTGCGGGCTCAGAGCTTCGTACTGGTTACGATCTTCGTACCGCTCGGCGTAGTCTTAACCTTTTGTTTGCTGATTGGGCCAATCGTGGCATCAACATGTGGACATTTGAGCAGGGGGTGATTCCTCTTGTTCAGGGGCAGCTTACTTATGCGCTACCGGACGATACGGTTGATTTACTTGAGCATGTTATTCGTACTAATGCTAATAGCGCTTCCAACCAAGCTGACTTAACTATTACTCGTATTAGCGTATCTACTTACGCTACGCTGCCAAACAAACTAGCTCAGGGTCGTCCAATCCAAGTTTGGATTCAGCGGTTGACCGCATCCGACTCGGTACTTACGGGCACTTTAGCAGCGACTATCAGCTCTTCAGAGACGTCTATACCTATCTCATCTTTGGTTGGTGTACCTAACGCTGGGTTCATCAAGATTGGTACGGAGCTGATTGCTTACAATGAATTTAGTGTGGCGTCGGGCGCTACACCGGCGTATCTGTTGAACTGCTGTCGTGGGCAGGACGGGACTACTGCGGCGGCTCATACATCTGGTGTAGCTATTACGCTGGCCCAAAAACAAAGCATTACGGTGTGGCCTACACCTGATGCAGCATCGTCATATCAGTTTGTATACTGGCGTATGCGTAGGGTGCAAGATGCCACTGGGGGTGTTAAGACTTTTGACGTTCCTTTCCGGTTCCTACCCTGCCTTGCTGCTGGTCTGGCGTACTACTTAGCGTTAAAAGTACCCGAAGGTATTCAACGTTTGGACACCTTAAAAAAACAGTATGATGAGGCTTGGGAGCTTGCTGCTCAGGAAGACCATGAGAAGGCAGCGGTTCGTTTCGTGCCTAGGCAAATGTTTATCGGCAGCAGGATTTAATGGGCAATAGGTTTGCTTCTGGCAAGAACGCAATTGCTGAATGCGACCGATGCTCGTTTCGGTTTAAGTTGACCGCGCTTCGCAAAGAAGTTATTAAGACAAAGACGTATAATCTGTTGGTTTGCCCCCGATGTTGGGATCCTGACCAGCCGCAGTTGCAACTAGGGATGTACCCAGTAGATGATCCGCAAGGACTTCGAGACCCCCGTAGGGATAACAGCTATCAAGTATCTGGGCTTCTAGCAGATGGGTTTTTAGGGGGTGGTAGCAGGGTGTTCCAGTGGGGTTGGAACCCTGTTGGCGGTGCTAGGGACGATGGTTTAACCCCAAATAACTTGGTTTTGCAAGTGCAATTAGGTACAGTAACGGTTGTGACGACATAGGAGTCCAGCATGGACAAGAAAGAAGTTAAACGCATCGCTGATACTGAGGTGAAAGCCCACGAAAAGCGTATGCACAAAGGCGTCAAAGGCTTAAAAGCTGGTGGCCCTACCACGGACGACCGCATGAAGTACGGGAAAAACCTGTCTCGTGCTATGAACCAAGGTATGAAATAATGGCTAAGTTCAGCATGAAACGCGGCGGCAAAGAAGTTGGCTCGGCTGAAGTCTACGCACAGCCCCACGATATGACTGGCAAAGCTGGTGTGGATCTGAGCAATAACGGCTACGGACCAAACCCAAAGCGCGAGCTTCTTGAAGATATGCCCGTTAGCCTTGGTGCAGCCCGTAGCAAACCCTACGCCGAAGCTAAAACCACTGGCATCAAAGTTCGCGGGGTTGGCTGTGCAACTAAAGGTCTAATGGCTCGGGGGCCAATGGCGTGAACTACGCTGCTCTTTCTCAGGCAATTAAGGACTACACGGAGAACTTTGAAACTTCGTTTGTAGCTAATATTCCTGTTTTTGTTGAGCAAGCTGAGCAACGCATTTACAACTCGGTTCAATTCCCTTCACTACGTAAAAACGTAACTGGGGTGGTCAGCCCGTCGAACAAATATTTGGCTTGCCCAAATGATTTTATTTCTGTGTATTCAATGGCAGTTGTAGAAAACTACAACACGTCTAACGCCAACTACACATACCTATTAAATAAAGACGTTAACTTTATCCGCGAAGCATACCCAAATCCAACGGATACAGGTTTGCCAAAGTACTACGCTTTGTTTGGCCCACAAACAAGTAACTCCGCGGAGTTAACATTTATTCTCGGCCCGACTCCAGATGCTGTATACACAATGGAGTTGCATTACTTCTTCTACCCAGAATCGATTGTCACAGCAGGTACTACTTGGCTTGGTGATAATTACGACACGACTCTTTTATATGGGTGCTTAGTAGAGGCATACACGTACATGAAGGGCGAGCAGGATATGATGGCTTTGTACGACGGTAAGTACAAAGAAGCTCTTGCAATGGCTAAACGCGCAGGTGACGGCCTTGAGAGGCAAGATGCGTATCGTTCTGGTCAGTATCGGCAGGCGGTGACCTGATGGCATTTCAAGGTAACTTTACTACCAATACGTTTAAGACTGGACTTCCAAGCGGGGCGTTCAATTTCAACACGGGTACGTCGCAGGTTTTTAAGATTGCGTTGTACACCAACGCCGCTACGCTAAACGCTGACACCACTGGGTATACTTCTGTTGGTGAAGTTTCTGCCTCGGGGTATACCGCTGGGGGGCAGATCCTTGTTATTAGCCAAGTCCCAACTACAGGTAATACGGGTACGGTAGCATACTGGTCGTTCAACAATGCCGTCTGGACTACTGCGGCGACTGCGCGAGGGGCGCTGATCTATAAGTACGATGGGGCTACAAACCCAGCTATTTGTGTATTGGACTTTGGTTCAGATAAAACTTCAACCAGTACATTCACCGTGCAGTTCCCCACTGTCACTAATACGTCAGCAATTATAAGGATTGCATAATGCTAGTCAACACTATTCATGGCGAGATGGACGATTCTCTTCTGGTCAAAAAAGAAGGTTCGTTGGATAATGATATTGAGTACACAACTTGGACAGAGTATTGGCTCGATGAAAAGTTGGTGCATCGTTCTGTTCACGTTACATTGAAAACTTCCCCCGCGCTGTTTGCTGAAGCAGCGGAAATTGCATAAGGGCTTATCATGGCGAACACTCAATCCATGTGTACTTCGTTCCTTTCGGAACTGATGACTGCAACCCACAACTTTGGAGTTTCTCCTACGCGAGGGGCTTCAACCGCAGACACGTTTAAAGCGGCCTTGTACTTGGCAAGTGCAACGATTAACGCAAGCACAACTGCGTATTCAGCCACGGGCGAAGTAACCGGCACTAACTATACTGCTGGCGGCGTAACTGTCACGAACGCAACGGCACCGGCATCTACAAACTCGTCGGCAACGGCTGGTGTTGGCTATTGGACGCCTTCCGCTTCGATTACATATACAAACGTCACGCTCTCTACGGCGTTTGATACGGTGTTGATCTATAACTCAACACAGACTAATAAAGCGGTTAGCGTTCATACATTTGGCTCGCAGACTGTGACTGCCGGTACGTTCACGCTGACTATGCCAAGTAATACGACTAGTACCGCTCTGCTTCGTTTAGCTACAACGTAAGCCATGACTGTCTCGTTAAAACATGCTTTTGCCAGCGCGAAAGCGGATGGTGCAGACTCGACCCTTGTTCAGCCATCAAACTGGAACGCGGAGCACTCGCTTCAATTAGCGACTAATCGGCTACTTGGCAGGACAACCGCCGGAACGGGGGCAGTAGAAGAGATTTCGATTGCGGGGGCTCTTACTCTTTCTGGCGGTGTTTTAACGGGTACAGGCGGAGGCAGTGGGGGTAACCTCGACGGCGGTACGCCAACTAGTAACTATGGCGGGATTACCGCAATTGACGGAGGGACGCCATAATGGCAACGCAGATTCAACTTAGAAATGGTACTGCGGCGCAGTGGACTTCAGCCAACCCTACACTTGCTGTGGGTGAATTGGGCGCAGAGACTGATACCGGCAAGTTTAAGATTGGAACTGGGTCAACGGCTTGGAATAGCTTGGCTTATGCGGCAGTTGGTACTGTTACTTCTGTAGCGCAATCGTTTACCGGCGGTATTGTTTCGGTTGCCGGTTCTCCGGTTTCAAGCTCTGGGACTCTGGCGCTGACTGTTGCCGGGACCAGCGGCGGAGTTCCATACTTTTCAAGCGGCACGGCTTGGGCATCTTCTGCTGCATTGGCGGCAAATGCTTTGGTTATTGGTGGTGGTGCTGGCGCGGCCCCGGCAACGACCACGACCGGCACG